CCATCTATCATCTGCTTGTTGTGCCCGCCTCCGTGCGGGCCTTTTTCAATTCAAGAGAGCGCCGTAGGCGGTCTTTCCTATAAAGCAAAAAAGAATCGGTTGTCCACCGATTCTTCTCTCTTTTTCACAGTATTTTTTATCGTTTCATTTTTTATTTGTGCTATTTGTTGTTTTCTCTCTGCATCATGAAGTTTGGACGCAGCAAATGTTCTACTTCCGCAAAAATCTGATACATTCCATCCGCATGGTCTGCCAGCCTGCGAAGTGCCTCCAGCGCCGGATTATTCCGTCCTGCCAGATCATCCAGCGAACATTCCAGTGCATTTGCAATCTTCAGAATACTGATAAAGGATGGTCTGCCGATTTTTCCTGCCATCAGATGCTTTACGGTTTCATAAGGAAGATCCGCTTTATCCGCCAGCGTCTTCATCGACCAGTTCCGGCGGATCATCTGATACCCGATATTTTCGATCAGCTGATCTGTGACCTGTGCATAATACCCATTCTCCTCTAGCGTATGCTTCTGTTCCATAAAAAATCCCCCCGGCTGACAGCCAAAAAACAACGCCCTAAACGAGCTGCTACAATAGGATGCACGCTCTGCAAGCATTCTATTGTCATGAATAATAGAATGTACGCTCTGCGAGCATTTTATTGTCATGAATAAAACAAGAAAAAGCCAGAAAAGATATCGTCTTCTCTGACTTTCCCGCAATACCAGGGGTAGTAGGAATCGAACCCACATCGACGGTTTTGGAGACCGCTGTTCTACCTTTGAACTATGCCCCTATCGAACTGACAAGTGATATTATAGCACGATACTTTCTAATTTTGCAAGCCTTTTTTTTACTTTTTTATACAAATCTCTTTTTTCTCCGTTCTCTGCGCTTTTCCATCGAAAGGGGTGCAAATATCGTTTTTCTCCCAATAAATCCGATGATCCTTGTCATATAAATTCCGGTGATGCTTCCTGCCGTATCGATCGCCACGTCCCGAAGCGCCGGCGAGCGTCCTGCCACAAACATCTGATGGTACTCATCCAGACCGGCAAACCCGGCACAGAACAATCCGGCAGCGAGCACGAGCCAAAAGCCCCGCAGCCGATAAACATACAAGGGCAGGGAAAGTGTCAGTCCCAACAAAAAATATTCGCTAAAATGTGCCATCTTCCTTACGAGAAAATGAATCTCATCTACATACACTCCCACCTGCGCGGTATCCAGATTGCCGGAGGTCAGCTTTCCCAGCAGGAGCACCACCTTTTCACTGACCAGCATACTCAGCTGTCCGGATTCGTCCGCCGTCTGGGCGGAAAAGGAAAAGATCATATACATCACGCACAGCGCCGGTACAAAGGATAAGGGCTTTAATAAAAAACGAAACATCTTCTTTATGGTCAACCAGAAATATTTCATGTTCACTCCATTCTGCAGATCACAGACAGCTTATCGTATCCTTTAGGGAGCCTTTGCTCCGAGCTTACCGTCTGTCCATTTTGTGCCTGCCTTTTGTCCGTTTAATATAGTCTATATTTCCATTTCTTGCAAGAAAGAAACCCTTAATTTTTTATGAACAGCTCAAACGGTAGGAGTAAACTGTAACAGAAAAACCTAATTTGTGAAGTTTTTTCAAATTAAGTGTTGACTTCTGTCCGATTATGCTGTATCATATCATTTGTCCGGTTGAGAAATACGGCACATCGGGGTGTGGCTCAGGTGGTAGAGCGCTTCGTTAGGGACGAAGAGGCCGCAAGTTCAAGTCTTGTCACTCCGACTAAAAGAACCTTGAGAGATCAAGGTTCTTTTTGCTTTGTGTCATATTTCGTGTCATACATCATCAAAAAATAAAAAGCTGGGAGGACTTTGCTTGCCCTCTCAGCTTATTTCTTTATTCTGGTTTTCTTTTATTCGCCACTTTTCAAAATCTCCGTTTTTTACTGCTTCTTCCGCTTCAGCAAATAGTAAAAGTTAGATAAAAAAGAAGGGGCAGCTTTTCGGCTGTCCCTAACTTTTAAAATTCATCGATCATCGGGCAATCGTGATGATCCATCTCTTTTAGATCATCTATGCTCACATAGTACTTTATGAGCGCGTATGCAATGTCTCTTTTTCCTGGTGCAGCGTTCAGGTCAAAAGTAAATGGCATCTTCCGGAGCGCATCGTTGTATGCCGCTGAAAAGATCATGTATGCCCGCGTATGTAGTTTTGCCGGTCTCTCGCCGGATTTCTGATTCCGGTAATCCTCTGCGATTCCTTTCCAGCTCAAATCCTCCGGAATCTCTGACGTAATATATACGCGCTCCGCGTAATCATCCGGCAGTTTTTCTACTTCGATGTACGCATATCTCCGCTGCCCGTCTTTCTCGTATCTAAATACGATATCCTCAATATACGGGAGTGCGGTATATTTCACTCCGTTTTGCTTCAAGACCTCTTCAAAAGGTCCATCGATGACCTGATATATTACCTCTACACCATAATGATTAAATTTTTCCATTTTTTCTTCTCCTTTTTCATTTTCTTTTTCCAGCCGATCCAGTTCAGCATCATTTGTTCTTCTGCTACTTCAATTTTTGTTATACCTTAAAACTGGATCATAGCTTGCTATCCTGTCGATATCTACTATTACAATCTGCCCTTTTCTCATTGTAAACCAAATAAGCATTGCACCCTTTATTCGAGCTCTCCTTATCTGCTTTCTTGTTTTTACTCAATTTTTGTACCATCTGGGAATTCAAAACCAGAATAGTATTTTGCCCCTATGGCTTTCGCCATATTTTGGAAGTCCTCGTCGGAAAACTTCCCTGTTTTTAAACGTTGGGAAAATGCGGACTGTGATAATCCTATTCGCTTTCCAAGTTCCGTTTTGCTGATTTCAGCCGCGGAGCACGCCATGTTTACTTTTTGCTGGATTGTTAAAATTTTTACCGCCTCCTTATTATTTATTAGGTTTTCCTTATATCTTATTATATAATACTTCTGATTTTTGTCAACATGTATTTGAAACTTTTTTTGATAAAAAAACAGAGCTCATAAGAGCCCTGCTTTTCGGTGTTGTTTTCCTGTATGTCTTTGGTCGGAAAATTTACTCTTTCCTCCACTTTTTTGTTTTCCCATCCCATTTAAAACCGCGTTCTTTCAGTTCTGCACGGATGCCATACGTCTGTCCCGAGACAGCTTTAACCTTGTCCCAGTTTATACCAAACGTGTCTCCATCCTCTGCGCCAGCATTTAACTTATATGTAAGATACTGCGTTTTATTTGTTTTAGATGTCTTTTCGCGTTTTTCAGGAGTAGCATAGTCAAAAGATAACTCCCCGGTACGATCATCAGCAGATGCCTGCAAAATCTCGTTCTTGTAATAAGACCCGTAATACCCGCGTGATTCTCTATATACTGCTTCTATTTCCCTGGGCTCTGCAGATGGATCGATGATCCCCCCTCTATTTTTTTCGCACTTCCGGCTGCGTTTAAAGCAGCTCCGCGACCGCCAAAAAATTGTAAGTCTACTTTCATTTTGTCCTCCCTCTTTTTAGTTGACATCTGCTCGTCTACTTTACGAGATTATCTTCTGCGGATTCGTTTGTTCGCTCGGTTGGCTTTTCTTGCATTACGCGATCCTTGCACAAACGTTTTGTCACTTGCATACGCTCTGTCTAAAAACGTATCCATTTCTTTTCGGTATGCTGCATGTTTTTTTTCGTCTGCTCTTTTCATTGCTGCGGTTACTGGTGCCGTTTTTGCCCCATTGGATTCTACCCGGCGCTTGAACTCTGCTGGTGTCATGTTTTGTGGAGTTGGCTCAGCCATTCCTCCCATCCCCGCCGAATAATAATTCTGATTTCCGTGTTTCTCGAAATAATACCGTGTCGTTTCTCCGTTATACGTAACATCCAGCCCAACGCCGCCGATTTTTCCCAAACCGCTGCTTCCTCCACGTCCTCCGAAAAACTGTAAATTTATCATCATGCCGCCACCTCCGCAACGTTAAATTTATCGCTAAACGGCTTTATCCTGATTATATCACCTTTGCAATCGTCTGGTACAGACCCATAAAAGATAATCTTATCAGGACATAGCCGCTTCATCATTTCATCATAGCCTGCGGCCGGGAGGACTTTGAATGTTCTCTCGGCCTATATCTTTATTCCAAGATCTTAACCTTATGGACAATCCCATTAATTCCCATCGCCGCAAACTGCTGCCGGATAACCTCTGCCTGCTCGCGTGTCCATACATCAGCTACGGATACTGTGTAAATCACTCCCGGCTCCGCTGCAGGATGCGTCCATTCCGCAGGATCATCATATGCGATATCAAGGTCTGCATCTCCCCTGATACCTGGGATCTCCCCACAGCTCGTGTACTGCCATACAGATATGTCTCCGTCAACATTTGGCTTGTATTTCTGATCCGGCTCGTCATCAAACTGCATCGTTCGATATCCGCGATAATAGCGTGCTATCCACAACCGTGTCCCAGCAAACGCATTAAAGTCAAACCAACGCTCCTTATAAACATACAACCCGATATACAGACCAAATCCGTACCCTGCCGTTGTGATGACCTCCTGCGCTGCACGGATGCACTCTGTCAGCTTCTCAACTCCCAGCGGTCGCAGCGCACCTTTGTCCTCCACATCCCACCATACCATTGTGCCGGTCAGCCCGTAAGACCGCAATAATGCTACGATCTGCTGCGCTTCCTGTTGCGCCACTTCCGGCGTGGCTGCGTAGGTATATTTATAAACTGCTATCGGAATGCCGTGCTTTCGGCAGCCTTCCAGATTTGCAGCAAACTGATGATCTTCCTTGCCCGATCGGCGCACACTGCGCAAGATTGCGAATGCAACTTTTGACGCTGCAACCTGTGCCCAGTCTATCACGCCTTGATTATCCGAAACGTCAATTCCTTTCCACATTTGCATTACCTCACAACAAAATTCTCCCACTTCTTGTATGCATCCACATACGTTTCCTGCTTGTCCCCATTATGCGTGATTTCGTAATACATACCGTCAGAAACAGTTGTGCTCAACAGCGCTTTATGGTTCTGAAGCGTCTTGCAGTACCAAACCACATATACATCATCCTGTGTAATCTGCTTCTGGTCGGTTTTGTCCGCATGGCTGTTGAAATAGTCAACGACAATCTGTTTGCTCTTTTCTAAAAATTCTTTGCTTCCCATACTTTCAATCCTCCGTATAATCTTCGATCACAGTAATTCCGTACTCAATGGCGCAAGTATTTTCGATGCGGCATCCTCTTGCGTTTTCCCAGCCTTTTGCAAAATATGCAATGTCTGCCGTAGAAAGCAATTCCAAAGATTTTCCCAAAAACCACAGAGGTCTCGCATCCGCAGGCGCGCTCTGGAAAAACGAATCAATAACCTCTACTTCTTCGTTCTCTGCAAAATTTCTCTTTGCGCTGGCAATTGCCTTTTCCCTCTCTTTTAAAATTTCATCATCTGTTTTGCCTTTCATCGGCTGTGAAATAAAAAGTTTTTTCATATTCTACTCTCCTTATCATTTTATGAGGGCGACCGAAGCCGCCCCAGAATCACGCTTAACCCCGCGCCGGGAGATAATCGGATCACCTTATCCTTCCTGTACTTCTTTCCATACACTATCTGTTCCTACAGATCCAGGCTCCCATACATTGTTATCAACAAGCGATTCCCAGACCTTACTATTGTGTTTTACCTTATCGCCTTTTTTATATCCGTTTGTGCTAGACGGCTGCTCCCAGTCCGGGATAACACCAGGATCTGGGATGAGTACCTTTGCAAACAGGGAAGGCGCCGTCTCCGGCGTCCACTGTGTCTGTTTATCGTGAGCACTAAGGACATTGTAAAGCACGTTGTTGTAATTAACGCGCTGCCCTTTTTCCAAATGCGTACCCTCTTCCAGTTTTTCCCATTCGGGGTACAGAGAGGGGACGCGCAAAGCCTGTGCATCCGTGTTATTCGCAGCGCTGAATTTAGCCTGCCCTAACATTGCCTGAAGATTATCTTTCGCTTTTTTTGTAAACATATCATTCGCCCTCCAAGATTCCGTTGATCTCATTGATGCCGGACGTGATGCTGGACACATCGTTTTCCAGTTTTGCGACTTTATCAGTCAGTCCCTCCGGCAGCCCTGCTTCTTCAGCTTTTTCCATATGCACCGTACATACAGCCACATGGGATTCCACAAACCCGCTTTCTGTGGTTGCGTCCTCCTGCTCGTAATTGATGGATGCTATCACGTCAGGCGTATATTCCAAACTCACGAATTTTTTGAACCCAGCATATCCGCATATCAGGTCTGTCCCAACATAATATCGCATCACAGCCGTGTTTTCAGAATTGGAAAACGTGTCGATGATGCTTTTTACATCGCTGCTTTTTATAGAGATTTGCAAGAATTTCCCGCTTTGGGTAATTCCATCAATCTCCAGTTCTTTGCCAGATTTAAACACGATTTTTTTCATGCTTTTACCTCTTTTCTGTTAGTGTTTTAGATTTTTGCTAAAAATTGCAAACGTTAATATTTTAATGTAATTAATCCGCCCGTTTTATCACCCCATTGGCTGGGTCTGCTCTTACTGCCAACTTTAGCTCCAACAGTCAGATGCCCTTGCGCATAATCATCTTCAACCGTAACTACAAGGTCATCTCCATTCCAACGCACACATCCTGTAACCCATTCCTGATTTTGCCCCGCCGGGGGATCCATCCAATACCCGCCAACCCCCGCAATAGTTCCGGATCTACCCAATTTTTTTAATACTGGATCAGCACCTCCGGTTTTAAAATTAAACGTAACCCATTTCCAAACAGATCCGGGATCTGCTTCTGAGCCGCGTTTGTTTATGTCGCCCCAAGCGGTATTTCCGCCGTCTGTGTAACAAGTGCCAGAATAAAAGTCTGCGTTATTTACGAGGATATTAAACATAAATGATGTATGTTTTATTGCCTCTGCGTCTGTAAAGAGATATCTCAAAGCCTTTTTGGCATGCACACTTGCATTATCCGATAATGTAATATTGTAGTTTAATACAGGGAGTTTGCCTCCCATGTCACTACTTAGTGTTTCAACCGCTGTCTTTGCGTTTCCAAATCCATTTGCTACCCTTTGTTCAAGATCGTTCATGTTTTTGGTATTAAACGCATCGCCCTCCTGCGAAACCTGCCCCTCGCTACGGGATACGTCATATGTTACAGTTTCTCCGTTTGCAACGTTTCTCAGAAGCCGCCGCCCTGCAAATTCCACAAGGCGGGCTTTCCACTCTTTTGGTGTAAACC